CGGACACTGCCGGCCACGGTGCGCAGCTTGATCTTGGTGTGATCGACGAAGCGTTCGCGCTACAAGACGACCGACTTGAGCAGGCGATGAAGCCTGCAATGGTGACTAGGACACAACCGCAACTGTGGGTTGTGTCCACTGCCGGCACGAACGACTCGTTGTATCTCAACGACAAGGTCGATGATGGCAGACTGCGAGCGTTGGCCGGCGACACAAAAGCCGTCGCTTACTTTGAGTGGTCTGCGCCTGATGATGCTGATATTGCTGATGAGCGGGTGTGGTTGGATTGCATGCCTGCGTTGGGTATCACTGTGCCGATCGAAGCGATCCGCAGCGACTTCGAGTCGATGCGTGAACCTGAGTTTCGGCGGGCGTATTTGAATCAACGTCAGGATCGTGCAGCTGCTGCACCGTGGCAGGTGATAAGCGAAGATCAGTGGGGCAAGTGTGCTGATGCTCGGTCGCGTATTGAGGGTCCGGTGTCGTTGGCGTTGGATGTGACTCCGTCGCGGTCTATGGCTTCGATTTGTGCTGCTGGGTTGCGTGCTGATGGTGTGCCGCATGTCGAGGTGATTGGTAATCGTCCTGGTACTGCGTGGGTGTTGGAGTGGTTTACCCCGGAGCGTGTGCGTGAGTACAGGTCGGTGACTGTTGATCCTGTGTCTGCTGCTGGTTCGTTGGCCGGCGATCTGATGCGTTTGGGTTTGCAGGTGCATGAGGTGTCGGGTCGTCAGGTCGCGACTGCTTGCGGCAAGTTCTTTGATCTTTGTGTGTCGGGTGGGTTGCGTCATATTGAGCAGTCACCGTTGTCGGGTGCTGTTGCTGGTGCGAAGCGTCGCAAGCTTGGTGATGCTTGGGCTTGGCATCGTCGTGACACTGTGGTTGATGTGTCTCCGTTGGTGGCGTGCACGTTGGCTTTGTTGAGTGTTGTGGGTGCCGAGTTTGCGTCGGGTGTTCCGACGATTATTGATCCGTGGGGTGATTCTGTTGCGTGATGTGTTGACCACGGTGGTTGAGTTGTTGGGTTGTGTTCTGGTTGTTGTTGGTGTCGGGTTTCTGTCGGTTCCTGTTGCGTTGATCGTTGCCGGTCTGTTGATGGTCGGTCTGTCCTGGTTGGGTGCTCGATGAGTTTGTTTTCGAAGCGTGCTGTGAACCCACCTGATCCGCTGACAGTTTCGCCGTGGATTATGGGCAACAACTGGTCTGGTGAGTCGATCAATGAGACCAGTGCGCTTGAGGTTTCTGCGGTGTTGGCTGCGGTGTCTTTGCTTGCCGATTCGGTTGCGTCGTTGCCGATCAAAGCTGTACGTCACGTTGGTGATCGGGTTGAGAGCGCACCTGTGCCGACGTGGCTGGATGCTTCGCTGACTGTGACTAGGTACGAACTGATCCACATGATCGTGTCTTCGCTTGCTTTGCATGGCAACGCGTATGTGTTCATTGATCGTGATGGTTCGTCGCTGCCGATCTCGTTGACTCCGTTGCACCCGACGAACGTGCAGTGCAACGTCATCAACCGTCAGCGCTATTACACCGTGAACGGTGGCAATGTTCCGGTCGATCAGATGCTCCATCTTCGCTGGTGGACTCCACCGCAGGCAGCTACTGGGCTTAGCCCGATCGAGATGCAGAAGACCACGATTGGTTTGGCGTTGGCTATGGAACGTCACCTGGCACAGTTCTACGGTGAGGGCGCTACCCCATCATCGGTGCTCGAGGTTGACGGTGATCTCACAGCAGACCAGGCGAAAGCGCTGCAGGCGACTTGGGAAACCCAGAACCGTCGTAGGCGCAGGCCGGCAGTGTTGACGAACGGTATGAAATGGCGTGCGATCACTTCTGACGCTGCGTCTATGGAGATGAACGCATCACGTGAGTTGCAGATTGCTCAGGTTGCGCGAATCTTTCGGGTGCCTGCGTACATGATTGGTGCGCGTGGCGAATCGAACACGTACACAAATAACGAATCAGCTGGTCAGCATTTCGTTACGTACACACTGTTGCCGTGGTTGCGTCGCATTGAATCTGCTTTGTCTGAGTTGATGCCGAGGCCACGCGAGCTCATGTTCGATACCGCAGGGTTTCTGCGTGCTGATCAAATGAACCGTTACCGGGCTCATGGCATGGGCATTCAGTATGGGTTCTTGACTCCGAACGAAGCGCGTGCCGTTGAAGGGCTTGAGCCTTATGACGGTGGCGATGAGTTCGTGATGGCTCTGCCTGGTTCACCTATGGCCGGACCCAATCTTGATCCGCCGCCTATGGGTATTGATTCGAAACCACCGGTCTGATGGCGTCTTACGAACCGTCTACTGCAATGGTTGCCGAAGCGCAGCAGGGGTTGGATTGGCGTGCCGAGTTCGGTCGTGGCGGCACAGCTGTTGGTGTTGCTCGAGCACGTGACATGGTCAACCGTCGTGCGCTGTCACTGCAAACCGTTCAACGTATGTCGTCCTACTTTGCACGTCATTCTGTTGACAAAGAAGCGGAAGGGTTTCGGGCTGATGAACCGGGCTTTCCTTCTGCGGGTCGTATCGCATGGGCTCTATGGGGTGGCGACGCAGGCCAATCATGGTCTGCTGAGATTCTGAACAGGCTGAATGGAAGGTCGGAACCCATGAACATTGAAACCCGTGATGGTGATATTCAAGGCATCTACCCGCTCACCGCGCAGCAACGCGCACAGATCGAGTTTGAACACGAGATTGTTGACCTGTTTGGTCAATACGATCAGGGCTCAGGTGCAGCCGGAGCGCACTATGCGGCCGTGTCACCGTTCTCTGCTGATGGTTTAGTGTGCTCAAGTTGCGTTCATTACCAGGGCCCGAGGGCTTGTGAGATCGTGGCCGGCGACATCGACCCCGGTGGCATTTGCAAAAAGTGGGTTATTCCTGAGGCGCTTGTGAACCCTGATGCTGTTGCTGCGCCGGCCATGACGGCTGATATGACGTCGGTTGGTGATGTGTTGCAACCTGCGCCGTCTGATGCGATGCCTATGCGGTATGCGTTGATGGATGCTGAGACTCGCAAAATCAATGGGCGTGATGTTGAGTTTCGTTCGGTGACTGTCGGACCGCTCGAGGTTCGTGCAGCTGGTGACGGCATGTCGTTCAGTGGTTATGCGGCTGTGTTCAACAGTGATAGCGAACCGTTGCCGTTCATTGAGCAGATCGCACCTGGTGCGTTCAAGCGTTCGTTGAGCTCTGGTCGTGAGATCCGCATGTTCAACAATCACAACACCGATCAGGTCCTAGCTACGACCCGTAACGGTTCGCTAGTGTTGACTGAAGATCAGCGCGGTTTGCGTGTTGATGCAAAGCTTCCTGATACGACCCTTGGTCGTGATCTGTCAACGCTGATTGCTGAAGGCACAGTGCATTCGATGTCGTTCGGGTTCAGTGTCCCGCAGGGTGGCGATTCGTGGTCTGCTGACGGTTCGTCACGTGTATTGCGTGAGGTTGTGTTGCACGAAGTTTCTGTTGTGCAGGGTTTCCCTGCGTACCCTGAGACCACTGGTGCGAGTGTTCGCACCGATGATGATGTTGTTGCGTCCGCACCTGGTGTACCGGTTGCGTTGATGCGACGAAAGCTTCAACTGAACGCCAAGCGTTCAGTCGATTGACGGCTCGGGTCCGTGCCCGGAGCAGCTGCGGCTGCCACCACCACGAACACCACCCGCAATGCAGTAAAGCAAACCCCCAAACCCCTACAAAAGGAGCTACAACATGAGTGAAGAACTCGTGAAGCGGCTTGTTGAGAAGCGCGCTTCGGCGTGGGAGCAGGCAAAGAACCTGCTTGACGTTGCGTCTCTCGAGAACCGTGACCTGTCGGCTGAAGAGTCGGCTCAGTTTGATCGAATCAACGCTGACATTGATGCGCTTGATTCGCGTGCGAAGACCATCCTCGACGTTGAGGCCCGTGAGCGTGCGATCACCGAAAGCCGTTCGGCTCTTGGTCTCCCGCAGGATTTCACCCCGGCTGAGATTCGTCAGGCTGAAACTGATGCCGAGATCATTCGCAGCATCGCTGTAGGTGAGCGTCGCTCGCATTCATTTGAGCAGCGTGACGTTTTAACCACCAGCACTGGTGCGCCTGTTCCCACGAACTTTTACAACCGTTTGGTTGAACAGCTCGTTGTTCAGGGTCCGATGCTTGATGGCAACATCGTCACCATCCTCACCACTGACTCCGGTAACACACTTCAGATTCCGCGTACCAGTGGTTACTCTGCTCCGGCATTCGTTGGTCAGGGTTCCGCTATTCCGGAGTCCGACCCGACGTTTAGCGCATTCATTTCGATGGGTGCCTTCAAGTACGCGACGACACTCCAGGTCTCACGCGAACTCGTTGAGGACTCCGGCATCAACCTGCTTGATTTCATCTCACGTCAGTGCGCAGTCGCAATGGGTACAGCGGTCAACGCTGCGCTTACCACTGGTACTGGCACGACACGCCCGAAGGGCATTGTCGTTGCTGCGAGTCTTGGTGTCACTGGCGGTACCGGTGTTGCTGGTGTTCCCACTGCCGACAACATTCTCGACCTGGTGTACTCGGTGGACTCGCCGTATCGTCGTCGTGGTGGCGCATTCCAGATGCGTGGAACCACTCTTGCTGCGATCCGCAAGATCAAGGACACCACCAACCAGTACATTTGGCAGCCTGCCTTGCAGATGGGTCAGCCTGACATGCTTGCCGGGTACCCCGTTTACGAGAACCCCGACATTGTCGCAACTGGTACCGGTGCGAAGTCAGTCATTTTCGGTGACTTCTCGTCGTACTACGTGCGTCAGGTCCGGGGCATTGAGGTCGCACGCGACGACAGCGTCGGTTTCGTCTCTGATCTCATCACGTTCCGGGTCACCTGGCGTGGTGACGGCAACCTTCCGGATGCCGCTGCTGTGAACTACTACATCGGTGGCGCTTCCTAACCTCCGATCAACAGGTCGTGCTGCTCTGCGTCGTCTTGCCCGTGGGCGACGCAGAGCGCACACCACCTGGTTCTAACACTGGCAACACGGGACTACGGGAGACATCACATGGGCAACAAAAGGAATCGCAATGCTGGTGGAAATCAACGGCATACCAACAGACCTGCCGGAGTCGACAGCGGAAGCGCTACTACGAGCGATGCGGGCACTACCGGTATCGTCGTCCACTCCAACGCCCCCTGGGCCGGCACCGGTTACGGGGTCCAAGCAGCGAACCTCACGCGCAAAATCAAAGCAACCGGGCGACCAGTCACGTTCTCAGCTAACTACGGGCTCTACGGTGGAATCACTGACTGGGAAGGCGTCGAAGTCTTACCCAACGGTTACCACCCTTACAGCATCGACATCCTCACAGCGCACACCCAGCACGCAGCGCAAATCACAGGCCATCGCACCGCTCTCCTAACCCTGTTCGATACGTGGGTTTATGACGGTGCGAACATTGACGGTATTGATCTGGTGGCGTCATGGGTGCCGGTTGATCATCTGCCGGTGCCACCGAAGGTGCTGAAGTTCTCGCAGCGGCCAACGGTCATGTCGATCGCTATGTCACAGTTCGGGCTTGGGCAGCTGCAGCGTGCCGGTATTGACGCCGAGTACGCACCGCATTCCGTTGACACCGACGTGTTCAAGCCTGATGCAACTGCTGGTGGTGCCGATGGGCGCGAGATCCTAGGCATTCCTGATGATGCGTTTGTTGTTGGCATGGTCGCAGCGAACAAAGGCACCGCACCTGTTCGTAAAGCGTTCGGTGAGAACCTGCTTGCTATGGGTCATTTCATGGCCCAACACACCGACGTAATCCTGTATTTGCACACAGAGTCGCGTGGTGCATCAATGGGCATTGATCTAAAAGCCTTAGCTACAGCATGCGGTATCCCAGAAGACCGGGTTATCTGGGTTGATCAGTGGGCATACTACGCAGGGCTCGGTCCTGATCTGCTCGCAGCGATCATGGGTGCATTTGATGTGCATTTGTTGTGCAGTCGCGGTGAAGGGTTCGGGGTTCCTGTGCTCGAGGCTGCGGCGTGTGGTGTGCCATCAATCGTGTCTGACTTCACAGCGCAACCCGAGTTGGTTGCAGATTTCGGGTATTTGGCGACAATTCAACCATATTGGGATGCCGGGTCGTCAGCGTGGTTTTGTACTCCGCTTGTGCATTCCATTGTCGATCAGTTGGAGGATGCCTACGTCACCTCTAACGACCCTGTGAGGCGTTCTAAGGCACGCCAACATGCACTGCTGTACGAACACGGCAAGGTGTTCAAAGAATGCTGGGAACCGATCCTGAGCAAGATTGATGAGCGGGTGAACGATGGGAACAGCAGACCTGATTGATGTCCCTTGGGATCAGCTAGGCAAACGTGCTGAAGCGTTCCGCACGATCATTGATCTGCTACCCGCAAACCCTGTGATCGTTGAAACCGGCACCGTCCGTCAACTAGGCAACTGGCTTGGCGACGGGCAATCAACACTTGTATGGGATGCAGCTGCTCGAGTACTCGCAGGGCATGTCACCACAATCGACATTGACCCGATCGGCATGCACCTGGTTGATGAGCTCGCGCTGACACACACCACAGCAATCACTGGTGACTCAATAGTCATCCTACGCAAACTGTCTGCCGCAACAGACCTGCTGTACCTAGATGCGTTCGACATTAACTTCGATGCACCTGAACTTGCACAGCATCATCACCTACGCGAGATCGTCGCAGCTTGGCACTTGTGCCGTCGAGGAACGATCGTCGCAGTTGACGACAACACACCCGAGGCCGGCAAAGGCAGACGGGTTGGTGAGTTCGTTGAGCAGCGTGGTGCCGTGAAAATCGTGGATGGCTACGTACAAGCCTGGAGGATCTGAATGACGATCACTAACGGATACTGCACACTTGACCAACTCAAGTCGGTGCTGCGGGTCAATGACACGGTTGATGATTTGTTGTTTGAGACTCGCATTGGCGAGGCGTCACGGGTCATTGACGACTACTGCAACCGGCGTTTCTACGCTGACACTTCCGCTACGACACGTGTCTTTGTTGCCGCTGAATCAACGGCTGTGGTTGTTGATGACATAAGCAGCACGACCGGGCTTGTTGTGAAGACTGACAGTGCCGGTGACGGAACGTATGCAACCACGTTGGGTGCCGCTGATTATCAGGCTGAACCGTTGAACGCTGTGTCCCGCGGTGTTCCGATCACAATGATTCGTACAACTGCCAGTGGCTACCTACCAACAGCGTATGCACCTGCTGGTGTGCAGGTCACAGCCCGTTGGGGTTGGCCGGCGGTGCCGCAACCAGTGCAGTCTGCGTGCATCATTCTCGCTGGCCGTTTGGTGAAGCGCGGTGATTCGCTGCTTGGTGTCGCCGGTTTCGGTGACCTTGGTGCGATCACTGTGCGTTCCATCGATCCTGATGTGCAGCGTATGTTGGCCCCGTATCGTGTGCTTGTGGTGGCCTGATGGCCGGCACTGGGCTTGATATTCAAGATGCGCTTGCTCGAGCACTTGGGCGGGTTCAGGGTTTGCGGGTAGCAGATCATTTGCCGGAGCAGCTGAACCCACCGGTCGGTGTAATTCAGGTGCAGTCGGTGACATACCACCGTGCGATGCGTGGCGGGTTGTCGTCATGGGATTTCGTCGTGACGGTTATCGGTGGTCGTATGGGCGATCGGTCTGCGCAACGAACCCTTGACGGGTGGATGTCTTTTGATGGTGTGTATTCGGTGCGTGCCGCACTCGAAGATGACCAGACACTTGGTGGTGTGTGTAGCACCGTGAAAGTGAATGACATGTTGGCGGTGCGTCCGGTGTCATTGGGCGACAACGTCTATCTGTCTTGTGAGTTCAACGTCAACGTAAACGCATAGGAGCGTGCCTGATGGCTACGTACAAGATCATCGGACCCTATCGGGTCTGTGAGCGTGAGCCAGGGGAAACCCTGACTGACACCGACCTTGACCTACCCGGTATCAGTATTGATCACCTGGTCAGTTCCGGTCACCTTGAAACATCAACCAAACGCAACAGCGCAGCTGCTGCAGAACCCCAGGAGGATTAGTCACTATGGCTATCGTCGTCACTAACGCAGTCGTCTCCATCGGTGGCGTGGATCTTTCCTCGCACATCACCAAGGTGACCTTGTCCACATCCGTCAATGAGCTCGAAACCACCACGTTTGGTCAGACCGCGAAGCGTCGTGTCGGTGGGCTTAAGGACTCAACCGTCGCTATTGACTTCAACCAGGATTTTCAGGCTGCTGCCGTTGAGGCCACCCTTTATCCGCTGATCGGCAGCACGACCGCTGTGGTTGTGAAGCCGAACGGCACCGCAGCTAGCAGCACGAACCCCAGCTACACGTTCAACGTGCTTGTCACCGAGTGGATGCCTCTTGATGCGCAGGTAGGCGAATTGGCAACCGCAAGCGTCACGTTCCCCGTTGACGGTCTAGTCACGAAGGCCACTGCCTGATGGCCGGGCTCATGCGTCTACGGGTCATCGAGGTTGCTGGTGATTCGTATGAGCTCAACATCGGTCCGAAGGTCATCGTCGAAGTTGAACGTCACTTCAAGCAGCCAATGTCGAAGCTGTTCGCAGCCGAAACAGCTTCGTATGAAGCGCTCTGCTATGTGGCGTGGCGTGGTTCGCAGCTCGCATTGCGAATCGTCAAGCCGTTCGATGAGTGGCTTGGTGAGATCGACAGCATCGAAGCAGTTGATGAGAAGGCACTCCCTTTAGAGAGTCGATGACGTTGCTGGTAGCCCAGGTTGCTGTGGCTACCAGCATCAGTCCCATTGACCTGCTCGAGTGCCCACCCGAGATCTTCAACGCCATTGTCGCAGTGCTCAAAGAACAGGCACGGGAAGCCGAAAAAGCGAAAGCACGCAGGTAGAACCATGGCGAACGTATCTGTGCAAGACATCGCTGACCTGTTCGCCAATCCACCTGATGTGAAAGATCAGGTGAAGTTGGATGCGTCGCTGAAGGGTTATGCAGATCTCAAGAAACAGATGTCTAAGTTCGCACCTGATCTGAAACGTGCGATGGATAAAGAGATCCGTGCGTATCTGAAACCTGTGATCACTGACGCAAAGTCAATGCTGCCGAATGTGGCGTTGTCTGGTTGGCGCCAAGGCTCAGGGCGGGGCAAAGACAACGCTGCTGGGAAGCTACCGAACTGGGATCAGGGCGCAATCTCCAAAGGCATTGTGATCCGTCAAGGATCAGCTAGAAAACGCAAGCCCGGCGAAGCTGTCGTATCAGCATGGGAACTGCGGAACACTGACGGTGCCGGTTCAGCGTTCGAAGGCATGGGACGCAAAGGTGGCCGCACTGACAGTGGCCGGCGAATGATCGCAGCGATGTCCCTTTATCACGGCAAAGAACCGCGCCTGTTGTGGCGTGCTTGGGGTGACTCCGGTGGTGACGCCAAACTTGTCAACGGCGTGCTCGAGATCATCCACCGTCGCGAATCAGAACTATCTATGCGTTTAGCTGCAATCCCATCAACGAAGGGTTGACATCATGGCTGTGACAATCAGTGTTCTGTCAACCTTCAATGACGCCGGCCTCAAAAAGGCTCAGGGCGAGATGGGCAAGCTCAACAAAAAGGTGCAGGGCGGTCTGTCGTCAGCCACAAAGGTGGCCGGCGGGCTTGGCGCTGGTGTGCTTGGTGCAGCTGGTGTCGCTGCTGGTGCGTTGTTCGAGATCGGTCAGACCTTCGACGGTGTGTACGACAATCTTCGTGCGAATACCGGCAAGACCGGTGCTGAGCTCGAGAGTCTCAAGGAGTCGCTGAAGGTTGTTGCTTCAACAACTGCGACTTCGTTTGACGCGGCTTCTGCGACGATCGCAACTCTCAACAGCAAACTTGGTTTGACTGGCAAGCCGCTTGAGGATGTCACGAAATCGCTGATTGATCTGTCAGCGATGACGGGCACCGACCTTGCCGGCAATGTTGATGCCGTCACGAAGGCATTCCAAAACTTTGGAGTCATTGCTGGTTACCAGGCACCAGCGCTCGACGTGTTGTTCCGTGCTGCCCAGCAGACTGGTGTGCCTGTCGCTGATTTGGCGAAGGGACTTGGCGACGCTGGTGCTGTGCTGCGTGCGTCGGGCATGGACTTCCAGACTTCAACAGCGTTCATCGGTTCGCTTGCCAAGGCCGGCATCGATGCTGGTGATGTCATGCCTGCGTTGTCGAAGAATCTTGCTGCTGCCGGTAAGGCCGGCAAGGACGCTGGGGCCTATCTGAATGAGACATTCACTGCGATTACTAACGCACCGTCTGATACTGCAGCTGCTGGTGAAGCAGTAAAGGCATTTGGCGCTAAGGGTGCGAAGATGGCGCAGCTGATCCGTGAAGGCAAGTTGTCCTACGACGATTTGAAGAAGTCGATCAGTGAGGGCGACACGATCAGCAAAGCCACGACCGACACCGAAGACTTTGGTGAGAAGTTCGCGAAGCTGAAGAATCGGATCATGTTGGCTGTTGAGCCGATTGCTTCGGGCATCTTCGACAAGGTCGGCGAGGTCATGGACATCATCGGCCCAAAGATCGATCAGGTAACGAAGTACTTTCAAGAGCATGAGGGTGCACTTACTGCTTTGCAGATCGCTATTGGTATAATCATCGTGGCCGGCATCATTCTCACTGGTGTGATGGCTGCGTTAGCGATCGCTGAACTTGGTGTTACGTGGCCGTTGTTGCTGATCATTCTCATCATTGCGTTGGTGATCATCGCTGTTGTGTACCTGTGGAACAAGTTTGACTGGTTTCGTGAAGGTGTGAAATTCGTCATCGACATGATCATTGCCTATCTGAAGTTGTGGTGGACGATCCTTCAGACGACGTTTGATTTGATCTGGGGTGGCATTCAGTGGTTGTGGGAGAAGTTCCAGTGGATCAAGGACGGCATATCTACCGTATTCAATGGTGTCAAAGATGCCATTATTGGTGCATTCAAGAGTGCGTTTAATATGGTCGTGTCGATTTGGAATAGCACCGTTGGTGGTTTAAGTTTTGACATTCCCAGCTGGGTGCCCGGTATTGGTGGCAAGACGTTCGGTATTCCGAAGCTGACCCAGTGGGCTCATACTGGCGGCATTGTTGGGGGTATGCCTGGTGCGAACGTGCCGATGATGTTGCAGACCGGTGAGATGGTGTTGAGCCAAGATCAGCAGGCGATGTTGTTGGGTCGCATGAACGGTGGTGCGGGTGGCGCTTCGGTGTACAACGTCAACGTGACTGTGTCCCCAACTGCTGATAAAGCATCAGTTGGTCAGGCTGTTGTCGAATCGATCCGTGAGTTTGAGCGGCGTTCCGGTAAGTCTTGGAGGGCAGCGTGACCGCTTTGTTTGATGGTGTGAGCTGCACCGTTGAGATCGGGTTCAGCACTACCAGTGGTGGTGCGAACACGGTCCCGTTGAACAGCACACTGTCAGACATTGTTTGGACTGACGTAACTCAGTATGTGCGCGGCTTGTCGTGGTCTCGAGGTCGTTCGAACGAACTTGACACATTTCAAACAGGGTCAGCGTCTGTTGTCCTAGCTAACGCTGACCGCAGGTTCGACCCTCAGTATGCGTCGTCACCGTATGCGAGTGCGTTGACCCCTTTGCGTCCTATCAGGATCACAGTGTCGATTCTTGATGAGACGAGCACAACATCTGATATCCCAGTCTTTTTTGGTTATGTTGATGGGTGGCCGCAAACCTACGAACTGTTCGGTGACGCGACAGTCACAATCAATTGCAGCGATGCATTCCGTGTCCTGAACTTGTTGACATTGCCGGGTTTGTGGGAGCAGACAATCGCTGCCGAAAACCCTTTGGCATGGTTGCGGTTCAATGATGGTGACTCGTTCACGTTGAACGACGAAGGGTCCGTTGCGAATGACTGGCGTTGGTCTGATGCGACTGTCGCAGGGTTCTCACGCAAGCAAGGCAAGTCTGTTGCTGGTTTGATCGTTGACGACTCAAACCAGGGTGGCGAGTTCACTGACGACTTACAAGCGTTTAACAGCCTTTGGAAAGAGCCGCTCGGGTCATCGCTGTTCCCAATCAGTTTTGCAGCTGAGTTTTGGTTGCAATCAACGCAAGCGGGTTCTGATTCGTATGGGCTTGTGTCGTTAGGATCGCAGGAAGCTGCGATCTGGGCGCAAATGGTTTCATATTTGGGTTATGGGGTTGTGCAGGCGTGTGTTGGGGATCTTGACACACCGACGTTCAAGGTGTATACGTCGAGTGTGTTGGTCAACGACGGCAAACCGCATCATGTCGTTATCAACTACTACGGGACACCAGGTCTTTATGTTGATGGGGTGGCGGCCACGTTGACCGCTAGTGACGTCCCTACCGAATACGTGTTCGGTGGTTCCGAGTCCGGGGTTGTTGGTGGCAGCACCTATTACACGAACACATACAAGAGCTCTAAGACGTTCAACGGGACGATCGATGAGTTCCTGATTTGGAATGGCAATCTGTCAGCGGCAACTGTCGCTGATCACTACGCGTTAGGCATTGGCACGTTTGGTGCTGGGGAACGAACAGATCAGCGTGCTGCACGTATCCTTGATGCTGTTGGTTGGCCTTCTGATGGTCGCGATTTGCTGTTCGGGTTGTCAACAATGCAAGGTGCACGATTCCAAGGCAAGACAGCGTTATCGCTACTTCAAGAATGCGAAGCAGCTGAACAGGGCATGCTGTGGGCGAGTACTAGCGGTGGCATCAACTTTTGGACACGAAAAACATTCGCAGAACTAGTCACCTGGTTGACGTTTGGTGACTCTGGTGCCGAATACAAGTACTCCGACATTGTCATCGAGCAACCAGACGCTGATATCGCAAATCGTGTGATCGTGTCTCGCAACAACGGCGCGACGTACACACGTAACGACACAACATCGCAAGGCAAATATTTCATCAGGTCACTGGAAGTTACTGACCTTGAAGTCGACACCGACGCTTTTTGTGAGCAACTCGCAGTTGATTTGTTGCGCCGGTATAAGAGCCCTCAGACACGCATCAATTCGTTGTCGTTGTCTTTACGTGGCCGTGTTGGGTCTGAGCAGGCGAAGATCTTGTACGCCGAAATTGGTGTGGAATTGGTTGTGAAACGTCGCCCACAGTCTGTGGGTTCTGCGATCAACCAGACATTGCAGGTGCAAGCAGTCAAGGGTGAGATCGGACCGGACAACGTGTTGTTGTCGTTTGATTTAGGGCCGGCTCCTACCCAGTTCTTCGTTCTTGATAGCGCTACTAATGGTGTGCTTGGCACATCACGATTGGGGTTGTGATGCCAGGGTACAAAAAGTGGAACACGAATGATGTTCTGACAGCTGGTGATCTCAACGGTTATGTCGGGTCACAGGTCGTCTACCAGTTTGCGAGTACTGCTGCTCGAGATGCTGCGATCACTGGTGCGGATCTTGTCGACGGCATGATCTGCTATGTGAAGTCCGGTGACAGTGGCGAAGGTCTGTATGCCTATAACGGTGCGAACTGGACGAGAGGCCCAGGGTGGAACGCACCGTGGGGTGTCCGATCAGTGAAGACTGATACGAGCGATCGTGTGCGCACAACTACTTTGGCTGAGCTCGCAACAGGTTTGCGTACCACGGTTACTTTCACAGACAACAGGTATCTGAAGTTCACTTTGATCGCTTCGCTATCGGAGGCATCGGCGGGTGGCGGTTTCGTTGCTGAGGTGTGGAACACCACTGGTACAGCAACAAAGGTCGCACGTATCGCTGCCTGTAATGAAACTCTTGACACCAACTATCAGGTCGGTGCTAGTTGGATCGGTACGTCAGCAGCTGGTGCTGTGTACACGATCTACATGCAAGGTGTGACACACAGTGTGAACGTGCTCGGGTCAACTGTGCAAGCAACGAAGTTCGTCGTCGAGGACATCGGGCCAAGTGGGGCACCGCTCTAATGGATCTCGACACGATCCCATTTGTGCAGGCGAGGTACTGGTCGACTGCCGGTAAAACTCCGACACTGATTGTGTTGCACAGCATGGAATGCCCATTAGAAGTTGGGCGTGCTGAACAGGTTGCACGATGGTTTGCTGGGCCGACGTCACCGAGGGCGTCAGCGCATTACATGGTTGACCCGGACAACGTGTGGTCAGGTGTTCACCCGATCGATCAGGCATGGCATGTTGGTTCAGCGAACTGGTATCACAACGGTCCGTCTGTTGGCATCGAGCAATCTGGGTACGCCTATGAAACCGATTGGCTTGCACCAGGTGCACCGTCACAACAATTCGATCGTGTGGTGCAGCTGGTCGCAGCGTTATGTGACCGCTACCAGATCCCACGCGTATGGGTTGATGTTGATGGGCTCAAGGCCGGCAAGCGTGGCATAACCACACACGGTCTTTGCAGTGCCGCTGGTATTGGTACCGATCACACCGACCCAGGCCCATCGTGGCCCCAAGAAGAGTTCATGCGCCGGTTGACTGGTGCCACAGGAAAGCAGAAGCAACTGATGCACATGGTGACAAAGTTTGACGGTGGCATTGTGCAGTTCGGTTGTGTTCTTGGTCAGGTCACGCACCGCTGGCAGGAACGACCAAACGGCAATTGGGGTCCGTGGGTGGCGCTGAACGATGGACAACCATTCGGTGTTGACTCGATCACCGCAGCACAAAACAAAGACGGACGGTTCGAGGTGTGCGCGTGGAACAGCACTACGAATCAGGTTGCGTATCGCACTCAGAACCAAAATGGTTCCTGGCGTCCGTGGCGTGTGTGACCGATCATGTTCGGTCAGGCAGCAACACAAATAGTTGACAGCCAAGGCTTCGGTGTCGCCGAATGGCTTGGCATAGCCACCGCAATCACCCTGGTGTTAGGTGCTGTTGTTGGTGCGATCGTGCAGCTGACCAAACTGCGACGCGAAAACACGCAACAGCATGCAGAGGGTCGCGCTTTAATCACTGATGTCGCTGACCGGTTGCTTGACATTCATAGTTCGATAGAGCGGGTCGACACGAAAGTTGAGCGGCTAGATGGACGACTTGACCGGCACGAATCAGTGCACCACCGAGGCCGGCGACGCTGGTAACCCACGCACCCATCTGATCATTCCTGACACTCAAGCGAAGCCGGGTGTGCCCACAGATCATTTGGGTTGGATCGGTCAGTACATCGTGGATCGCAAACCTGATGTGATTGTGCATCTTGGTGATCATGCTGACATGGAGTCGTTGAGTTCCTACGACGTTGGCAAAGCCTCGTTTGAGGGTCGCAGGTACGTTGCTGACGTTGACGCTGCTAACGCTGCTTTTGATGTGTTGTGCAAACCGTTAGACGACTTCAACGCTGGGAAGCGTGAACATAAGCACGCACAGTATTTACCTGACCGGCACATCACCCTAGGTAACCATGAGCATCGAATTACCCGTGCCGCTGACTGTGACCCCAAGCTTGTTGGGTTGTTGCAGCTCGAGCATTTGAATTACGTCGGCCACGGTTACCAGGTGCATGACTTTTTGCAACCGATCTGTGTTGATGGGATTTGGTACACACATTTCTGGGCGAACCCGATGTCTGGCCGACCGTATGGCGGTAATGCTGCGAGCAGGTTGAAGCAGATCGGGCACACGTTTGTGATGGGTCACCAACAAACCCTTGACTATACGGTCAGGTTCCTACCTGGTACAGGTGCACAGCAGTTTGGGCTGATAGCTGGTGCCTGCTACCTGCACGACGAGGATTACAAAGGCCCGCAAGGTAACGCCCATTGGCGTGGTGTGATCATGTTGCATGAGGTTGATGGGAACGGATCAGCTGATCCGATGTTCGTCAGCTTGGATTATCTGTGCCGCAAGTATGAGGGCGTCAGGCTTGCAAAGTTTACTGCTCGAAGGTTCTAAGGGGAGTTCTGATGGCGAAAAAACTGAGCGACACAAAAGCTTTGTGGGATTCACCTGCGCGTGATGCTTACATGCTGGTGCATGGCACAGGGTCAGATACCCGTGGCGGGCTTTATGGTCCACCGTGGGAGGACTACGCACTCACCACCGATATCTACAGCAGGCTCACAGGTGTAGAGCTCAGCCCGGTTGAGGGCATTCTGTTTATGACGTCAATGAAGCTGTCCCGGTTGGCGTATGGGCTTTCACAAGACTTCCCACCCGAACTGTTACGTGACTCGGTGGTCGACGCAATCGGATATCTGGACTGTCTATACGGCGTCATGTTGAACACTCCAAGAACAGAAGACGAAGACACAGACGAAGAAGGAGACGACGACGATGACGGTGATTGAAATAGAACCAGACGTCGAAGAACTCGACGAAGAAGAAGAACCTGAAACATGCGACCCGGACGACTACCCGTTTCCAGGGTTACAACCGTCCACCAAACCGGAATGGGGTATCTGATGTTCACATCTTCTTTTTGTCGTGACGTGCTCGAGCGTGCCATCAAAACCGCAGCACAACCCGCACTAGTCGCGATCGGTGCAGCTGCAGGCTTCGACCTGTTCACAGCTGACTACATCACGATCGGTGGAGCAGCCGCTGGTGGCTTCATTCTTTCAGTGCTCACATCAATCGGATCGGCACCGTTTGGGACCAACGGGTCACCATCAGTGCTGCGCTCCACGTGGACTTCAATTGGTGCAAACGGAAGCGCCAACAATGGCTGACGCAGCGATCTACCCGTTCACAGTGCGCATCGGTGACACAGAAACCATCACGCTCACGTTGCGTTCAAGTGGTACAGCAGTCGACATTACCGGGCGTACCTACGCAGCACAGATCCGCAGCACCGCAGCCTCAACCGCTGTCATCGCCACAATGACCTGCGCCGTGACAAGCGGCACTGGTGGCAGCGTCCAATGCACCCTGTCGGCCACAACAACTGCAGCACTCACTGCCGGCCAAGCTGTGTACGACATTCAAGAAACAAACAGCACAGTGAAGACCACGTTGCTTCAAGGACCGTGCTACATCGTTCAGGACGTGACCCGATGAGTGTCTCCATCACCCTCGATCTCGCAACCGACCGCATTATCACAAGTGGTGCATCAGGGCCCGCCGGCCCAGCGAACACGCTAACGATAGGTACCGTAACCACGGTCGCAGCTGGTGGCTCAGCTACCGCTGCAGTGAGCGGCACTGCACCCAATCAGATTCTGAGTCTTGGTGTGCCTACCGGTGCAACAGGTCTCACAGGACCAGCAAACACACTTAGCATTGGCACTGTCACAACTATTGCTGCAGGTGGAGCTGCAACTGCATCGGTTGGTGGCACTGCACCAAATCAAACCTTGTCACTAGGAATTCCAACGGGTGCGACCGGTGCGCAAGGTTCGTGGGCGCAATCACAACCAACACGCAGCTGGTCGACAGCTACGACTCTTGTGAACGGTGACGCCGGTTACCTCTTGCTCCTCGATGGCACAGCAGCGATCAATGTTGGTACCGCACTGAACCTCGCTGTAGGGCAGCGCATCGACTTCATTGTCACCGCCGGCACAGCACCCACGATCGCAGCGACAGCACCAGCAGTGCTGAATGGCACTCCTACTACGAAGTTCCGTACCCAGTTCAGCGCGGCAACGTTGCTATGCACTGGCACTGCCGCTGCAGGTGCGAACACCTATGTGCTGGTTGGCGATTTGGCGGCGAGCTAATGCCTTCTATCGTTGGCACAGTTTCAAGCGCTGCGACCCTCTCACATCCGTCGCTGGTGCTCCCGAGCACTGGTATGACGACGAGCACCTACGAGGCTGACGGGTGGCGGTACCTCGTCATCACGTCGAGCAACGAGGCCTCGGGCTACAACCTCACGACGCCGATCCCCGGCTATTTCGAATATCTGCTTATCGGTGCCGGTGGTGGTGGTGGCGCCGCAAATGCCACTAGCGCCAGCGGAGGTGGTGGCGGTGCGGGCGGCGTGCTGACCGGCAATTTCACCACGATCAATGAGACGCCGATCACCGTAAATGTGGCGTCCACTGGCGGAGTTGGAGCGACCGGGGCCGCAGGTACTAGCGGGCAGTATTCAAGGCTCGCCTACTACCCAAACACCACGATCGTGTTCGCCAGCGGCGGTGGTGGCGGTGGTTTCACCGTCGGCTCGGTCGGTAATGGCGGTTCGGGCGGCGGCGGCGGCTCAAATAGCGGGGCAACACAAGCTGGAGGCACCGGTGTGAGCGGTCAAGGTTTCGCCGGTGGCACCAGCTACGCCTCGGCGGTCCTGCTTGATCGAGCAGGTGGCGGCGGTGGCGGCGCAACATCCGCTGGAGCAACAACCACAACTGCACGCACTGGCGGCGCCGGTGGCAACGGCTACTCCACCACATGGGTCACTGGCTCATCAGGCACCTTCGCCGGTGGTGGCGGTGGCGGCGCGAACGTCTCAGGCACCGCAGGCGCTGGCGGTACCGGTGGTGGTGGTACCGGTGGTACCGGTGGTACCAGTTCCACCGCACCAACCGCAGGAGGCGCCTACGGGGCCGGTGGTGGCGGCGCTGGCGTAGGCACCGCACGCGCCGGTGGCGCTGGCGCCGGTGGCGTCATCGTTCTCCGCTGGCGCTACTAGGTCACCGACTCGAGCACAGCGTGAACCCCTACGCGCTGACTGGTACAGCACCAACAACATGTTGGACCTGACAACCACACAACTGAGTCGGCGTTTGAGCCCCCAGGCACCCACAAGATGGGATTGCCTGGGGGCTCTTTTTATTTACCCTTGACAGTTTTGCAAAGCGGCTGCATACTTTGCGTGTCGGCAACAACGCCGGCCTAGTCACGGGAGCAACACAATGGACGACATCACAGTAATTCACACAGGACACAACATCTTCATTGAGAAGGTCGGCAACAACTTCGGGTACTGCGCAACTGTTCGCACTGCGTTTGGTCGACTCGTCGGCACCACAGACTGCTACGGCACTGGCCGTGCAGCGTTCAACATGGCAATCGACATCGCAGAAGCTGACTTTGCAAAGCAGGTGACGGCATGACTA